AGTACGGGAATATTCGGGAAATGCATCAGAACAGCGCGGCGGGTGTGGCGCTTGCGTCGGCGGTCATTGAGGGGCAGCGCTACGAAACCGCGATCGTCGACGGCAAACTCCAGCTGGTCATCAAGGTCATTGACGATGCGGCATGGGAAAAGGTGCGGGAGAAGGTCTACAAAGGACTGAGCATCGGGGGTCGTGTCGTCAAGGCCATACTTGAAAAGCTGGCCGATGGCACGTATATCCGCCGGATACTCAAGCTCATCCTGACTGAAATATCGCTCGTCGATCGCCCGGCGAACCCGGACGCCAAAATACTCCTCTTCAAAATGGAGACAACAATGGACAAGGAAAAGGAAGATGTTGCGTCCGGGCAGGCACCGGGTCTGAGCGCCGTGCAGCTGGCCGCCCTCCAGAAGCTGGCCGGCACCCTGATCGTACAGACGCAACATATTGCGTCTCTTCAGAAGGCGACCGACCCGACCAAGATCGTCGCGCTGATTCAGCAGCTGCGCAACGAGGCCGAGGTGGCCGGCGACATGGACGCGGCCACCATGTTCACCCAGGCCATCACGCTGATTATGCAGGCCAGCGGGGAAGCGGACGAAAGTGAGGCCGAGCCGCTCCCCGAAGAGCCGCTGCCCGACGGTGAGCAGATGCTCGCGGTTTCTACGGCCAGCACGATCCGTAAAGCCGGCCGGAAGCTCTCAGGCGCCAACCTGACCGCGATGGAGAACACGGTCAAGACGCTGCTCCAGATGATGGCGACCGCCGGCAGTGTCAAGGCGCAGAAGGCGATTACGGCAATGGCGGACGGCGATGAGCTGACGGTCGCCGCGTCCATTGGCGCCGAGTTTACCAAGGCCGTCACCCCGATCGCGCAAGCGGTGCTCAGTCTCAACGAGCGCTTGACCACGATCGAGCGGCTGCCGGCGGCGGGTGGGCCAATGCTCCGGCAGACGCAGAAGCAGATCACGGGGCAAGCCCCGCCGGCGAGTGAGAAGCCGGTCCTGACCAGTTTCATCAAGGCCCAGCTCGACGGCTTACTCCACCGCGCCAACACCGATCCGAACATGGCCAGTCGGCTGGCCTACAAACAGCAATACGACAGTCTCAGAGCGCAGTACCAATAACCCGCACGTCCGGGAAAGAGGAGCATACCATGCAAGTGATTGACCAGAACGGCCGCGACGTGACGGCGGAAACGATCGTTGCGGTCTCCAAAATCATCGGCGGGTCCGGCGTGGGACTCGGCGGCTCGATCGACGACCTACGCAAGGCGACCGGGGTTATCACGCTGGCCAACAACCTGGTCGCCTACGACCTCGAAGCGCCGGCGAAAAACCTCTACCCGGTCCTCACCCCGATCCGCAACAGCATTCCGCGCACGACACGCGGCGCGGGCGCGGGCGATGCGGCGCACTGGGTGCAAGTCGACGCGATCGCGGGCAACAGTGTGGCCGGGATTCTCCCGTGGGTACCGGAGGGCCAGCGCGCCGGACGCATGGCCATCACGACCAGCCAAAAGAGCGCGCCGTACAAGACCATCGGCCTCGAAACCGATGTGACGTTTGAAGCGCAGTCGGCCGGCATGGGCTTCGAGGATGTCATGTCGTCGAGCGGCACCCGCTTGCTCCAGCAGACGATGATCATGGAAGAACACGCGATCCTCGGCGGCAACCTCAGCGTGTTGCTGGGCACGCCGGTCACCCCGGTGTCGAGTGCCAGTGGCGCGGGCGGCACGCTGCCGACCTTGACCTACTCGGTCTACGTGTTCGCGCTGACGTACGAGGGCTATCAGATGGCCACGATCGCCGGCGGCATCAAGCGGCTGCTCACGGTCACCGGGATGGACGCGGCGGCCTACACGCTGCATGGCGGGTCGTCCAAAGCCTCGGCGAACAAGACCCAGGCCATCACCCTTGGGGAACGCCTGTTCCTCAGCACGACCGCGATTAAGGGCGCGGTGGCCTACGCCTGGTTCATCGGCGGCGCGGCGGCCGAGCGGCTGGAAGCTATCACCACCATCAACAGCCTGGAAGTTAGCGCGGCGCTCCTCGGCACGGGGCAGACCTACGCCAGCATCACCGATCCGACCGTCGATCGCAGTCTCAATACCACCGCGTTTGACGGCCTGCTCTACTCCGCCTGGAATAGCGCGCTGGCCTACTACGTGGCACTCCCGACCGGCGTTGCGGGCACGGGCACGGTGCTGGTCGCCAGTAACCGGGGCACGGTCACACAGATCGACACGGCGCTTAAGAGCTTCTGGGACAACTACCGCCTCAGTCCCGAAGTGATCTATGTCAACAGCCAGGAGCTGACCAACATCTTCAACAAGTGCTTCATTTCGGGCGCCAATCCGATGGTGCGCTTCAATATCGACGCTGGGTCGAACGCGGTCAGTTTCACCGCCGGCGCGGTCGTCGGCTTCTATATGAATCCGTACTCGCTCGAGGGCGGCAACGTCATTCCGATCAAGCTCCACCCCACGCTGCCGGCAGGCACCATCCTGTTCTGGTGCAACAACTTACCCGCGTTCTATCAGTCGGCCAACGTGCCGCAAGTGGCCGGCGTCCAATGCCGGCGCGACTACTACCAGATCCCCTGGCCGATTGTCACCCGCGCGAATGCCACCGGTGTCTACGCCGAAGAGATGCTGAAGGTCTACGCGCCGTTCGCATTGGGGACGATTACCAACGTAGCCAACGGATGATTTTGAGGGGGTGATGCCCCGTGCAATGGCAGGGACCGAACGGCGACCTGTACAATAAACTCCCTACCGGGAGAACGCAGGAATACCATGTGGGCCTGCTGAAAACCGTGTGGAGGTATCCATGCCGGACGAAAAGAAGGCCGATGAAAAGCCGGTCGCCAAGAAGGCACCGCAAGACATGGTGACGCTCCAGCACGAGGTCACGTCGAACTGGACACTCAGGATCGACGCGAGCGAGTACGTGGTCACCGGCGGGCAGGTCAAGGTCCCCGTCTGGCACGTCGACGCGGCACGACAGGCCGGCTTCAAATAAGTGGCCTTCGACTACACAACCGCGAGTCGTGTGTTTGACCTCGGCGGCAGCGCGGGTACGTCTGTTGACCCGGTGAGCGAGGCGACCGTGATGGCGCAGCTCATCACGGGCATGAGCCGGGCGATTGACCTGTATTGTCACCAGGCGTTCTCACTCGCCACCTACACCGCTGACGTGCTCCGCGCGCTCGTCGACGCCGACGGGATACTCACGTGCTACCCGGCCGTGCCCACGATGGCCGCGCCGAGTGCGGTGGCCTGGCGGCCCGCGCGTGCGAGCGCCTGGACAGACCTCGTGCCCGGCGCCCTCGACGTGGAAATCAATAGGTTCGGCTGTGTGGCCCGACTGCTGGATAAGACCTATCTGAATTATCGCGGGGCGCGTTTGCAGATGCGGCTCAGCTACGTCGGCGGGTACGCGGATCTGGCGGCGCTTCCGGCTGATTTCGAGTGGGCGATGCGGTCGCTCTGCTGGTGGGCGTACCAGAAGCGATCGGCGCCGCAGGACAAGACGGCGATTCCTGACCTGGGGGTGCTGATTATTCCGGGCGACTGGCCGCCGCACATCAAGGCGATGTTCGGCTACTATGTGCGGCAGGTGCCGATGTGAGGAAACTATGACGGTTCGCGCAAAGTTCAAGGTGAGCGAAATCACCGAGCATGCCTACGGTGACAAACGGATGAAGACCATCAAGTTGCAGCCGGTCTATAGCTCAAAGGAAGGCAGCGAGAATAAGACCTTCTGGGAAGCATCGCCCAACGGCGAGATCCGGCTCGGTACCATCAATATGGCCGCTGCCGACTACTTTGAATTGAACGGCGAGTACTACATCGATTTCTTGAGGGCTGAGTGACCGTTACCCGTAATCCAACGGGAGGACTAGCGGTAGTCAGTCGAGCGGCGATTGCCCTTGGAGCTATTACAGGGCTGGCAAAGCGGCTGAATATTTTGGATCGTATTATCCCCGCCAAGTGTTATCGGGATGACATGATCGGCAGTGAGGGGCCTTTGCTCTCCACAACAAAGACAGCGATGATCGTAATAAGCACACAATTCATTCCATTGCTCTATCGTATACGAACCGCCATTCTGTCGCTCGCGACTGCGGCGGCGCTGGCGATCAAGGCGCGCTCGCATGCGTATCCATATAACCTTGATCGGATTGGCATAGCGCCTTTCGTGACGCTCGCGATAATAATCGCTGTCTCGCTTGCGATCCCGCTCGCGCTCGTGCTCGCGTACTACGTCGTGATTTTCAGCGCGGTATTTCAGTCCGTACGCACTAAGGCACGACTTGCAGGATGGCGTGTAGCCGTCGTGGGCTTTCTTCTTTTTGCTGAACTG